ATTTACGTTCTTAGGAGTTGGCTCTAAGTATGCTTTCCAAGCCTTTAAAACCATATCTTTTTGCTATAATACCATATAGCCAACAGACCTGATACAATCGCTATAAGTCCTGCAACTGCACTAATTATAGGCTGATAGGTTGTGGCTAAATGTGTTAATGCACTTGTTCCACTTACAACTGTCAACGTATCTGCGATGCTATCGTTAATGTGTTTCATCTTCCTTGTCCTCTGTATTCTTTGAATGATTCGTGTTTATTTACTTTCCGTTTGGCCACACCTGTTTTCTTCTTGCCAAAAGATTTTTTTATATTCTGTTTGTTAGTTGACTTTGCCATTAGTTAACGGATAGGTTTATTAGGCTCAAAATCTTGTTCAGTTAAATCTAAAATTGTAAATTTTTTTAATTTATTAACAAGTTCATCAGATTTTGAATTTAATAAAATGGCATCTAATCCATATTTGCCATTTTTTAAAAGTCTTGCATCAACAATTTCTCTTACAATATTATTTTCTCGGTATAAACCAATTATGCTTTGTAATTCTGATTCTGTTAATATAATATAATTCATCTTATTTATAAGTTAATAATGCATTATACAAAGCAGATATATCAATATCTCCACCAATTCCTGCTGCAAAAACTTCAACACCAGCTGAAGGAACATATATACTACCGCCAAATCTCATTCCACATAAATATAAAGTTGTATTTGCTAATAAACTAAATGTTCTGCTTACTGTTGTTTTAAGTGTACCATTTTCCCAAATTTGAACATCTGTCGAATTAATCCTTTTTAAGGCTATCAAATTTTTACCACTACCAATAGCACCTAAATTTTCTCCACCAGATGTATTAATCCTGCCATATATAGTACCTGCTTCAACTCCTAAATAACATAAATTAGAAGCAAGAGATGCCCCCATATAAATATCCTTTGCAGAAATATTATCAACCCACATCCATAGTGTGGTATTATTAGCATCAATAGGCGAACCCGCAGTTGAAGGATTTATACCAGTATTAAGAGCAGATGCTGCTTTTGTTTTATATCCCACAAATGCGGTAAATTCACTACTTGTCATTGAGCCTACAAATGAGCATTTGTAACTTGAAGGTGCGACCCAATTATAAAGAGCAGCCTCAAACTGATGCCAACCAAGTATATACAAGCCTGTATGCTTTGTTAAAACTCCTGCGGTATCTAATGTTTGAACAAATGTATTATCATCTAATTGTTGAGAAGCAGTTGGCAAAGCAATTCCATCAGCAGTAAGTTTAGATAATAATGCTGAATAATATGGATTTAAAGAAACTCCACCATAAACTCTTGGCCCTACTTTTGGAAACTTCCCTATCATAGATAAGCTATTACGCTACCAGAAGTTAAAGTTACTTTTGTAATTTTTTGTGTTGGGTCAGTCGGCAAATACATGCCTGCCTTTACTGTCTTAGCAGATAAACCTTTGCTGCTCAATACAGATACACCGCCAATTTCAAGTGCTGAAAATACCGCATCTTCATTGATAACCAATGATTCCCAATATCCATTGTTTACACCTGTGCCAGTTAGCAGAACAAATCCGCCATTTCCACTTATTTTATCAATTCCTGTTGCCATGATTATTTTTTATTAAATAGATAAATTTTAATTATTTGCTCGGAACAGAACATCTATCCCTTGTCTGTGCAAGTTCAAAGTTTAAGGTCATGCGCCATCCGTTTACGATGTCAGGGTAGGCTTCTCTTACAGGCTCAAGGCTTACATTCTGCTGAATAAGAAAATAGTCCTCGTTGTCTGGGTTGCTCATCATTGCATATAAATCCTGTGCAATCGACAAACAATCCGAGAAAGTATCTCTTATATTGTCCTCGTTTGTTCTTTGTATGTCCAACACCTGTATAACCATAGGCAATACCAATGTTTTGTCCGAGATTGTGGCAGGGGCAATGTTTGCCACTACCAGTGGATATAACTCTTGTTGAGTTGATATCTCACTGTCCTCTCCGAACAGAAAACTTGCCACTTGGGCATGCTGACCGCAGGCTTCTTCGATAAGGTTTAATATCTTGTTTAGCGTTGTGTATTGCATTTAAATATTTATAAAGTTTCTCTATGTTGGATTTATGTACACCTTTCATATTAGCACCAATAACAAGGTTTGCGCGCCATCAATGGTGAGTGTGGAACTCCTCTAAAATTGTATTGACCTTCACAACATCCATCACCATCCAACACCATACCCGAATTATAGTTGTTCATCTTTGCTAAGAAGGTATCAATCTCCACATTTGGTTGGTTTAAGAATAACGGATATTGTTCTTCGTTAGCTAACAAATATTTGGTCAACCTCTGGGCATATTCCTGTGCATTGTTTGTTGCCTCATTCTTAATGTATATCAACTCATCCAATGATGCAGGATTCATATTGTCTGCATTCTGAACACCTACTGCCTTGTTGAACATCTTATATGTCATGTGAATAAGCAACTCTGCCCTTGTGTACCAAATCATGCAAGGAGTAATATATAGGTCAAGCAATGTTTTATTCAATGCTGACACATTATTTACCCTTACTTGGTCTATTATCTCATTGAATAGAGATGTGCCTAATATGGGTAAAATATAGAAGTTCTGAACGTGATAGATAGTTGGTGTAACAACCTTCATATCGACGTTGTCTTGCAATACACTATTTTCTTTTAATGTTGCTTCGCTTAGAAGCATTACTTTTACTGCCATTATCTTGCTCTTTTAACTAATTCTTGTTTCCAAACATGCCTGCAATATGGAACATTAACATTTTTTTCCTTATCATGATACCATCCGCCCCTCATTTGAAAGGCATCATAATTAGCTATGCCATACAACTGCCCTAAATCTCTGCTGATATTATCAATGTCCTCACGGCTAAAGTAACGTGGATTTGAAATCATTGCTCTGCAAAAATCTCTTGTCCTACCATTTGGCAATATTGCAGGCTCACCTGCTTTATCAGGGTTTAATTCATACCTATATCGGATGAACAATTCCTCGAAGTCAGGAACTTTTTTTTTATCTCCTTTATTTGTCAGGCTTATACCCTTATCTGATAGTTTTATTAAACCTTCAGCAGTCAGGGTTTCAAGTGCATCATCAATCTTTGTTTTATCTGTGTCGAATATCTTAACCAAATCTTCTGCCGTTACATCGGGTGTCTTTTTGATAATATCCAAAACACCTTCTTCCAACTTGGATAAAAATTCTTGCCTTGATGCTATGAACTTCTTTGTCTTTACTGATACAAAGTTTTCAATCGGCTCACCATACTTTGAGAATACAGAATAGTCCAACTCATCATTTTGCTTCTTTGGTTCTGTAAATGTCTGCGCAGGTTGTGCGGTTTTACTTTGATTAACTGTCAACTGACCTTGCTCAAGTGGTTTGCGCCCGATAATCTCACGCATTTCATCTTGAGTTAACAGGTCAAGTAAGATAGTTTCACCAACTGAAGCCATTACTGGCTCAACTTTCTTAATCTGCAACTTGCCTTTAACAGGTGCAAAAATGTTATAAATTTTTTCCTGTATTTCCTGTTTTGGCGAAATATATTTATTTTGAAATAAATGAAAAGCATCAATCATTTCGTTTCTGCCACCCAACTGACCTTCTACTCGCACACCGAAAAGCATAGGAGATACCACCTTGTGTCCGACAAATATCTCCTCTTGAATTGTTTTGTTTAATGCCTCATATCGCTTGTCAAAGTCATCGCCATTTAAAGTCAACACATCTGGTACTCGGTTAGGGTCATCAACGAAGTCAACAACCAAACTACCTGCTGCATCAGTCGGAGTGAATTTAGCCTTTAACTGCCTTTCAGTTTTCTTCATCTCATCTGAAGAAGGCACTCCGTTCTTAAATACAATCATCTTCGAACCCTTGAATCCGTTCTGAATTTCGGCTCTATGGAAGTTGGCAATCTCGGCATCGGTTATGATTGCAGGAACTGCACCAATATACTCTGGCAAAGTGTAAGTCTTTAAACCAGGTCTGTAAGACTTGTAATAAAATATGTAAACTTTCTGCTTTTTGCTTGGGTCATACGCAGGCAATGTTTCATATTCATCAGGCTTCAGATTCGCCTTGTATGTGCCATCAGTATTCACCCAAAAATCAGAAATATAAAACTCTGAATTTTGTTCGTTGCTTCTTACTCTGCTATAATCAACGTGGTATAGTTCAGCCAACTTTCCTGTCTTATCGCATACACCTTTAAGATAAAATCCACCATACAATAACTCATCAAGTGCGGTTTTAGAAAGCAAATCTTTGAGTGTTTCGTACGGATTAGGGTTATCAATAAATGACCTTAATTGTGCTTCTGCTTCACCTTCTAACCCTGTTGCATCAAATACCCATCCCTGCCCTGTTATATACAACTGCTTATCGGTGCAAATAGCATTGT